TACCAACAGTAGAGTCTATGGAACTAGAGTTCAAGATAGACAAATCTCATTGAATGTTCCTGAAGTTATTGAACTTCTTGGCGTTTTTGAATCCAATGACGCTTCAGATCCTGATCTTCCAGGTATTACTCTTGGTGCATATTCTGGACCAAGTGGAAACAATAGTGATATGCGAATTGGCGAAAAATTAATTGGCACTGACAGTGATGCTGTTGCAGTTATTACAGAAAGACCAAATACCACTACTGTTGGCGTTGTTTTTCTCAATGAAAATACATTTTCAGTTGGTGAAAGAGTAAGAACTTCTAATACTAATATTACTGCTATTGTTGCTGGTGCAACTCCTGGAGATAGAAACGTAACCAATCAATATTTTATGATTTCAAATGATAAGGATACGTATTATGATTATTCTTACATTGAAAGAGACAAAAATGCTTCAGAACCATCTAATAGACTAAAAATTGTATTTAAGAATTTGTTTGTAGAAAGCAGTGATGAGGGAGACTTCTATACGGCTTCTAGTTATCCATCTAATCTTGGTAAAGAATTCATTCCTATCAATGGATTTTATGACAGAATTACTAGTGATCTGATTGACATTAGACCTAGAGTTAGCAACTATAATACTTCCTCAACCACATCTCCATTTGATTTTGCTTCCAGGTCATTTGCATCTACTGGTAGTAGTATCAATGATCCCATGGTTTCTGATGAACAAATCATCGTTGATTATGAGTATTATCAAGGTAGAAGAGATAGGTTATTCCTTGATAAAGATGGAAAATTCCTTTACGTTGCTGGTTTCCCCTCAGATGATCCAACTGAACCAGAATCAGTAAAAGATGCCATAGAAGTATGTAAGATTGAACTTCCTCCTTATGTTTATAGTGTGAAGGACGTTATTGTTCGACCAACAGAACATAAACGTTATACCATGAAAGATATTGGTGGTCTTGAGAAAAGAATTGAAAATATTGAATTCTATACTCAACTGTCTCTTTTAGAAACAGAAACATCCAACCTTCAAATTGTTGATGCGAACGGATTGAATAGATTTAAATCTGGTTTCTTCGTAGATAACTTCAAGTCTCACGATTCTCATCATATTGCACACGTTGATTTTTCTGCAAGTATTGACAGAAAAGAGGGTATCTTACGTCCGGGTCATTATACAACGGCTATTGATCTTATTCCAGGATCAACCTCTCTGGTTGGAATTGGAACCAGTTCTAATCCAGATGTAGATCTAAATTTTGTTGATGACATTGATGGACTGAATATCAGAAAAACTGGTAGTTTGATCACTCTGGATTATGAGGAGAGAGAATACTTTAAACAACCATATGCATCCAGGGTTGAAAATTGCACTCCATTCTTGGTTGTTTTCTATGAAGGTGATCTTGAACTCACTCCAAACTCTGATACTTGGGTTGCTACAAGAAGAGTTAATGCACAAACAATTAATCAAACAGCTGCGTTTGATGCCGCTTCTGCTATTCTGGGTGTAAATGCTCAAACTGGACTTAGTGAAGTTGATTGGGGTGCGTGGGAAACCACTTGGACTGGTGAAAGAGTCGTAGGACAAAGAGTTGAATCATCAACAACTAGAGGCGCAGCACAGACCAATGTAACTGGTGTTAACTTTACTTCTAATACACAAAACACAGGTAGGGGAAATGTTGGTGCTAGATCAGCTTCTGGTCGTAGTAGAGTCAATGTTAGCCTTCAGAACAGTAGAACAAATCTTGCAACTAGAACTACAACTACTACAACTAGAGACACTTTCCGTCTTGAGAGGACGATGCAAGACATCGAAACTACTACAAGACAGTCTAGAAATGGTATTCAGTTCCAAATCACTCCTACAACTAATAGACAAAGTATCGGTGATAGAATTGTAAGTAGAGATATTGTTTCATTTATGAGATCTCGTAGTATTCAATTTAATGCTACGAAGATGAAACCATTGACTCGCATCTATGGATTCTTTGATGGTGTAAATGTAACCAAATATATGACACCAAAACTTCTGGAAATTTCTATGACATCTGGAAGATTCAGAATTGGTGAAACTGTATTTGGATATACCACAAATGCCAGAAGAACAGGCGGAACCCCAGATCTTGTCTTTAGAATTTGTGCTCCAAATCATAAAGATGGGCCATTTAATAATCCTACCAATACATATGGAAGAAACCCATATGCCAATGCAGGTAACATTCCAGCTAATTACTCTACGTCCTCCACTATTCTGAATGTTGATACATTCAGTCTTGCATCTCAAGTTCAAGGACAATTCCGTGGACAAGTAAGTCCTAGTATGATTCTTGAAGGTCGGAGCAGCGCTGCTCAAGCTAGAGTGACTGATATTAGATTTATTACCGACAATCTTGGTAAGTTGCAAGGCACATTCCAAATTCCTGATCCAGACAGACAGGCTAATCCAAGATGGGAAACTGGTACAAAAACTCTTAAGTTCACTACAAGTCCCACTAACAGTTCAATTTTTGGCACTGTTACAACTTCTTCAGAGTCTAATTTCTATGCACAAGGTGAACTACAAACGGTCAGAGAAACTGTTCTGAGTACAAGAATTCCTCAGATTAGAAGAATTGACCATACAGATGCCAGAGTTCAAAGTAGTAGAATTACAAGACAACAAGGCCCTGACAGACTTACTGTTAACACAGAAACTTTAGATAGAAACTCAAGAACTCAAACTGCTGCGATTAATACTCAAAGAGTTAGTGACATTGATCTCAATGTAACTGAACAGACGTTTGTTGACAGAAGACAGTTTATTACCAACAACATTACTAACGTCACTAACGTTAGAAGAGTCACTAACATTAACATTGAGAACAATTTCTTTGACGATGACCCTCTTGCTCAAACGTTTACTGTGGGTCAAACATCTGGTATGTTTATCACCAGTATTGATGTATTCTTCCAATCTAAGGACGATACATTACCAGTAATTATGGAAATGAGAACTGTTGAGAGTGGTCTTCCAACTCAAAAAGTTCTTCCTTTTGGTTACATTGAAAAAGAACCCGATGACGTTAACATTTCTCAAGACGGATCTGTACCTACAAAATTTACCTTTAGTTCCCCAATTTACTTAAATGGTGAAACTGAATATGCTGTTGTTTTAAGGAGTAGTGTTACAACTTATAATGCATGGATTGCTAGAATGGGTGAGGTAGATATTTCAACTAGAAATTTACCAGACGCTCAACAAACAATCATCACACAACAACCATATCTTGGTTCATTGTTTAAATCTCAGAACGGTGGAACATGGGATCCAAGTCAATATGAAGACTTGAAGATGACTCTATATTCAGCTCAGTTCACTAACTCTACTGGTGTTGCTAGATTCTATAATCCAAAACTTGATGAAGGTAATAAACAAATTATTACTCTTCCAGAAAATCCAATCAGGATTCTCTCCAAAAAGGCTACCGTTGGACTTGGAACAACCTTTGCCGCACCAGCTGGATTCATTCCTGGTGTAACAGTTACTCAAGAAGGCAATCTTACAGCATCTGCAAAATTAATTAACACTGCAGGTATTGCTAGTGTTGGTACTAAAACCTTTACTATTACAAATGCGGGTGTTGGATATACACCATCTTCTGGATCTTTGGTCTATTCCGACGTTCCCATGGTCGCTTTGACTGGTTCTGGTTCTGGAATGGTCGCTAACGTTACTGTGAACAACGGACAGATTTCTGCTGTTAATGTAACAAACGGTGGTAAAAACTTTGCGGTTGGTGATACTGTTGGAGTTAGCACTCTTGGACTTGGAAACGGATCTAACGCAGTTCTTTCTGTTGGAATCATTACTTCCACCAACACATTGATTTTGGATAATATTCAAGGTACTTTCAACTCAGGTGTTGGTACAATGACCTTTGACAATGGAAGTAGTATTGTTCAACTTGGTGCAGGATCAACTATTTCTTCGTTCGATGTTGATACTACAAATGATGGTCTGCATATGAAAGTGAATCATAGAGCTCACGCAATGCACTCTTTCAACAACAGAGTTAAAATTGCTGGTGTTGAATCTGATGTTCCAGTAACAACGTTGAGTGCAGATTATGCTAACGATTCCACTGGTGATATCTCAGTTGTTTCTTCTGCAAACTTTGACACCTTCGAAGGTGTTGGTGTTGGAACTACCAACCACGGATATCTGAAGATTGGTAATGAAATCATCGCATACACTGGAACCGCTTCTGGTTCTATCACTGGTATCACAACCAGAGGTGTAGACGACTCTGGTTCTTTCTCATATGATTCTGGCACTGAAGTCAAAAAATATGAATTTGGTGGTATTTCTTTGAGAAGAATTAATAAAGTTCATGACATGAACAATCCAAATGTAACTGTTCCAGATGAAAAAGATTTAGATTACTATCATATTAAACTGGATATGAGTTCCAATGGAACTGATAGAAGTAACTCTAGTTTACCCGACAGATTCTTCACTTCTACTAAACAGTCTGGTGGTGGTGATGTCACAGCTACTCAGAACATTCAGTTTGAAACTATCACACCTAATGTTCAAATTCTCACTCCTCCCGGAACTTCGGTATCTGGAAGAGCTAGAACAATTTCTGCAACCAGTGTAGATGGTTCTGAAGAATCTTTCATTGATCAAGGATTCCAGTCAATCGATCTTGGTGGACAAAATCATTTTGATACTCCAAGAATGATTGCTTCTGAGATCAATGAAATAGAGCAATTAGACACACTTCCTGCGAACAAGTCGTTCACATTGGAACATATTATGGTAACAACTGATTTTAATGTATCTCCTGTTATCGATCTTGATAGAGTCAACGTTTGTTTGACAACTAACAGAATCAACAGCCCTGTAAGTAACTTTGCAACCGATCCTAACGTAAGGATAACCGGGCAAGATCCTTGCGCTTCTACATATGTCTCCAAACTCATCGTTCTGGAGAATCCTGCTAGTGAGATTAAAGTTAGTTTCGCCGCATACAGAAGAAATTCTTCAGACATCAGAGTGTTCTTTAAGACTTTGAGTGAGGGTTCTACTGAGAACTCAATGAACGTTAACTTTACACCTTTCCCCGGTACAGGTAACTTTACTCAAGGTGGAACTGTTCTCAACTCCTCCGCAAGTAATGGTTTACCCGATTCTTTGACAACACCAAGCACAGACTTTGGTTATAAAGATTATGACTTTACTACAGGAAGTATTCCTAGATTCACTAAGTTCCAAATCAAGATTGATATGGTTGGAACGAATCAGGCTGAACCACCATACATCAAAGACCTCCGCGCTATTGCACTTGCATAATGTCTGATTATATCAAAGTAGAGGGTCATTCGGATTTAGCCCGAGACCCTAACACTCAAGCGATTATCAATAGAGATCGATCTGCTTATGAAAACTACATGGCTAGAAAAGAAACCTTGGAAAAGAAAAATTCTGAGTTTGATACAATGAAAGAAGAACTTGACAATGTAAAGAGTGATATTGGAGATATCAAAGATATGTTGTCTTCTATCGTACAAAAACTAAATAGTTAGAAAAAATGGCACAGAAGGTAATTACATTTGACCCAGAAGTTGCCGTTCCCTTTGGATCTAATCTGACCATTTTCTCTGGCGCAGATTTTGATGCAGTCTTCACGGTAAAAACCTCTGCAGGTTCTAGTATTAACTTCACTGGTTATACAGGAACCAGTAACATGAAGAAGTCTGTAATTGGAACAGCAAACACTTTTACCGTGGGACTGGGAGGTGATAGTGGTAGAATCACCATTTCAATGGGTTCTACAGAAACCAGAAGTTTGGAAGAGGGCAGATACCTCTACGACGTAAATGTAAGTTCTGGTTCTACCTTCTTTAAAGTGATTGAAGGTAACATCATTGTCAGGGCAGGAATTTCGACTTAAGAGGTAGATGAATGGCTCAACCAAGTTCAAGACAAGGTTTAATTGATTATGCCAAAAGACAATTAGGTTATCCTGTTCTAGAAATCAACGTAGCTGACGAACAGTTTCAAGACCTGTTAGACGATGCTGTTCAAATGTATCAAGAACGTCATTATGACGGTATTGAGAGAATGTATCTCAAGTATAAGATTACTGAGGATGACATCAATAGGGGACGTGCCAGGGGTAATAGTAGTGCGGCGGGTATTACCACCACAAGTACTACTTCAACCATCGTAGGCACCGCCGTAACGTTCTCTCTGGAAGAGAATAGTAACTATATCGAAATTCCACCATCTGTCATTGGTGTTAACACGATTCTTAGAGTCCGATCCGACACTGTATATGATGGACTTTTCAATATCAAATATCAATTGTTCCTGAATGATGTCTATAATTTCCAATCTATTGACTTACTTCAATATACAATGGTTCAAACTTATCTTGAAGATATCACACACTTATTGAATCCAGAAGTAAGATATCGTTTCAACATTCGTCAAGATAGGCTTTATGTTGATGTTGATTGGGCACAGTTGACCGCAGGAGATTACTTAGTGATTGACTGTTTTAGAATTCTTGATCCGAATGATTTTACTCGTGTATATAATGCACCATTCTTGAAGAAATACTTCACTGCATTGTGTAAGAAACAGTGGGGTATGAACTTGATCAAATTCCAGGGTGTTCAACTTCCTGGTGGTGTTCAACTGAATGGAAGACAAATATATGATGATGGTGTAAAGGAATTGGAAACAATTGAATCTAAGATGCCATCAACATATGAAATGCCTCCCCTTGATATGATCGGGTAATGTTAAATCCTTTTTTCCTACAGGGTTCCCAAGGGGAACAAGGTCTAGTTCAAGACCTAATCAATGAACAGTTGAGGATGTATGGCATTGAATGCCATTACATTCCCAGAAAGTTGATGACTTCTAAAACAATCATGAAAGAAGTGATTGAGTCTAGATTTGATCAGGCTTTTCCATTGGAAACTTATTTAATGAATACTGATGGATATGCAGGTCAGGGAGAACTTTTAACTAAGTTCGGTATCCGTAATGTTGATGAAGCAAATTTTGTTATTTCAAAAGAAAGATTTGAAGAAGCTATTGCACCATTCTTAAAAGAACAAGATGAGTACGAACTTACTCGCCCTAAGGAAGGTGATTTGATTTTCTTCCCACTGGGTAAAAGACTATTTGAAATCAAGTTTGTAGAACATGAAAAACCCTTCTACCAACTGAATCAAACATATGTTTATCAACTTAATTGTGAACTATTTGAATATGAAGATGAAGTTATTGATACTGATGTATCTGTAATTGATCAAGTCGTTCAAACCGAAGGATACTTTGCACGACTCATTCTTTCACAAGTTGGTAGTAATGCA